AACATCGGAGAGAAAGAAAAGGTATTATTCATTCTACAAAAAATACTTCCTTATATGGGGGTAAGAAGAGGAGAACGAATAACTGAATGTATTTCTTATCTACAAACTTGGAAAGAGTGGGTAGAAAATGGTGGAAGAGTTGAAAACGCAAAACGAGCAAATCAAATTCGTCAACTGAAACAACCTAAGTCAAAAGATATGGTTGTTTGTTAGATGTAGCGACGGGATTCGTGAACCTGTTGCTGGTTCTCTGATGTATGGAAACAACATCATCTCTGGTGCTGTTGTTCCATCTAGCAACGCCATTGGACTTCATTTCTATCCCATCTGGGAAGCAGCAAGTCTTGATGAGTGGCTCTATAACGGTGGTCCTTTTCAATTGGTGATTTTTCACTTCCTCATTGGCATCTATGCTTATATGGGACGAGAATGGGAACTTAGCTATCGATTAGGTATGCGCCCTTGGATTATGGTTGCTTACAGTGCCCCTGTGGCTGCTGCCTCTGCTGTATTCCTTGTATATCCTTTTGGTCAAGGAAGTTTTAGTGATGCGATGCCTTTGGGTATCAGCGGTACCTTCAACTACATGTTTGTGTTTCAGGCAGAACACAACATCCTGATGCACCCCTTCCATATGCTTGGAGTTGCTGGTGTGTTTGGTGGTTCTCTGTTCAGTGCTATGCACGGTTCTTTGGTGACATCCTCCCTGATTCGTGAAACTACTGAAAATGAATCACAAAACTATGGATATAAGTTTGGACAAGAAGAAGAAACCTACAACATCGTTGCGGCGCATGGATACTTTGGTCGTCTCATCTTCCAATATGCTTCGTTTAACAATTCTCGTAGTCTGCATTTCTTCCTTGCTGCTTGGCCCGTCGTGGGTATTTGGTTTGCCGCTCTTGGTGTATCTACTATGGCATTCAATCTGAATGGTTTCAACTTTAATCAAAGTATCGTTGATAGTCAGAATCGTGTCATTCCTACTTGGGCAGATATTTTAAACCGTGCTGGTTTGGGTATGGAAGTAATGCACGAGCGCAATGCTCACAACTTCCCCCTCGACCTTGCAGCAGCATCTATTACTCCTGTAGCAATGACTGCTCCTTCCATTGGTTGACAAAGTTAAAATTCAATAGTATACTGTGGGGGAGAATTCCCCCCTTTTTAATATTCGCAAATAATCTAATCTCTAGAATTTAATTATGATAAAAAAATCATGAATTTCACAATTTATTCAAAAGAAGGATGCCCCCATTGCACAAAACTTAAAATGGTGCTAGAACTGGTAGGTGCAAACTATGTTGTTTATCTTTTAGAAAAAGATTTTACTCGGGAGCAATTTATTTTTAAATTTGGTGAAAATAAGACTTTTCCACAAGTAATTTGTGACGAAAAGTACCTTGGGGGGTGTAATGATACCGTTTCTTTTTTGAAAAAAAATAAAATTGTGTCATGACATATTCGATAAATAAAGGTGTTGAGTTATTATTAAGGAGTAAAAAGAAACCACAATGTCCAAAAATTTTTAATTTTGGTTTTGGAAAAACGGTTTCTCTCCTTAAACGAGAGATATCTGTTTCATTTTATTTTTCATTTGATATAAAAAAACAGTTTCTCTCGGAGAGTAAAAATGACAGATGCAATAATAACAATTTTTAGTTTGCTTACACTTTTGTTTTTTCTCGTTGGAGGATTAATCGCATGGGCAGCAAAAGATTATTTTTACTCAAAACAATACGTACCTCTTCATCCAGAAATGTTTGATGAGAATGGTAACATTATTCCAGATGAAATTTTAGCTTTAAGGTTTGAAAACTATTATGACAACGACAGCGACGAAGAAGAAGACTGAAACTAAATTACCACCAAATCCTTTCGTTAGCGAAATTCTTGATTTGGTGAACAAGCAGAAAACAATTGCCAAAAAGATTGAAGTGTTGCAAGAGTATAACAATCCAGCACTTCAATCTATTTTGATTTGGAATTTTGATGACACTGCTATTTCTGTATTACCAGAAGGATCTGTGCCATTTAAACCAAATGAAGCACCTGCAGGCACAGAGCACACTAGTTTAAGAAAAGAGCACCAATATCTTTATAATTTTATTAGGGGTGGGAATGATACATTGTCTCCTATTCGTAGAGAAACAATGTTTATTCAAATCTTAGAAAACCTTCACCCAGATGAAGCAGATATCTTGGTGCTTACAAAAGATAAGAAACTACAATCAAAGTATAAAATTACCAAAGATATTGTTGCTCAAGCATTTCCAGAAATTGTTTGGGGTGGAAGGTCTTAATGTGCAGGATCCTTCACGAAAACTGTGATAGATCTTTGGCTGAAGATAAGACACTTCCATGTGATTCGTACCTTGTAGAATATCTGATCGACGGAATAGTCGCATACGATATAGTGTGGTGTACAAAAAGAGTCGATATTTTTGATATGTATTGGGACAAATATAGAGAAAATCTAAAGTCTATTCAATGGACGGATGGAAAAGTAAACTCCAAACTTTGGAGCAATCAAAACTCAGAAAAAAATAAAAAGAAATGATCGGATTTGGAGCAGACCCTAATAAAAAAGGTATAAAAATTTCTCTACAAAAAGAAGGAATAAATAAGTTAATCAAAGATTATAAAAAAGTCAAAAAGTATATGAAGTCATCCTTATATCAAATTAAAACGATAGATGGCACTGAAACTTACGTGAGCGAACTTATTAAAGATTCAGAGGAGAATTTATGACCAAATGGGGAAACACTATCTGTTAAATTTGTATGGATGCTCATTTGTTATTTTGGACGATGAAGATTGTCTTATACAATTACTAAAGGACGCTGCAGCAGCCAGCGGCGCAACAGTAATTCAAACGATTTCAAAAAAGTTTGATCCGCAAGGAGTCACTGTAATGTGCCTATTGTCTGAGAGTCATATTAGTATTCATACCTGGCCGGAAGAAGGCAAAGCAGCAGTAGATGTTTATACCTGTGGATCTTGCAATCCAAAAATAGGATGTGATATGATTATTGAGCAGTTATTTGCTCAGGATCATACACTAAGTTATATTGAAAGATAATCGTATCAAAAATTACAAAACTTATTACCTATATAAGGCAATAGGTCTATAATGACCTTACGTTCATCTGAAATCTCAGACGGAAGTAAGCCGACGCGGAACGGATCGTTCATAGTTGGATTCCCGATAAATGACATTTATCGAGATTACGACTACGCAAACGCCGACTGAAGGAACGCTCTTTAACTTAAACAACTAAGGAGAACCCTAATGTCTAAAGTCGTATATCGTGGTGTTGAATATGACGCCACAGAACGCCCAAACCAAACTTTCAAAAGAGAACCTCATGTACAAATCTATCGTGGAACAATGTTCTGGGTAGATGAAAATGGAAACAAACTCTTTATGGAAAGATCTAAGGGCGGTGCAAAATGAATACTTACTTCGTTCGTTATCTCAAACTTAAAGCAAAGAAGGAGAAACTTCTCCATAATGCACAACTGAATATGGCAAAGCAACCACAAGTTGCTTGATGTAAAGAGAGGGTTGACACCCTCTCTTTTTTTATGTATAATTACCTTTGTTGAGGTTGATAAAAATGGATAAAGAACGGCTTAAGCTTATTGTCAAAAACCTAGAGTCTCTGCTAGAATGTCTGAGGTCAGAAATTTATTCTGATGCAAATTCCTATAAGGCAAACTATGAACAAGTAGTGCCTTACATTACAGATTACGATGAGGTATTTTATGACGGAGATGATGATGGATATCCAGACTGATAAAGTGAAACTGATCAGTATTACTCCAGATGCAGAAAAAACAATGGCATATATTGCTAGAGTTTCTAATCCTGCGAATCAGGACAATGAAAACTATGCCAAGTTGCTTGCTTATTGTATTAAACACAATCATTGGTCTGTGTTTGAGCAGTCCTATATGACTCTTGAAATTGAGACTACTCGTGGTATTGCAGCACAGATACTTCGACATCGTAGTTTTACATTTCAAGAGTTTTCTCAACGTTATGCTGATACAAATTTACTGAGCACTGACATTCCTTTACCAGAATTACGTAGACAAGATACTAAAAATCGTCAAAATTCGATTGATGATTTGGATGAAGAAAAAGTTTTTGTGATGAATAAGATGATTCAAGATCTTTTTAGAGATGCTCAGGATGTCTATAATTTTCTTTTGGTTCAAGGTGTTGCTAAAGAGTGTGCAAGATTTGTGCTTCCTCTGGCAACTCCAACTAAAATCTACATGACTGGATCATGCCGTAGTTGGATTCACTACATCAATCTGCGGTCGGGCAACGGCACTCAGAAGGAGCATATGAGAATTGCTGAGGCATGTAAACAAGTCTTCAAAAAGCAGTTTCCAGCGGTCTCTGAAGCACTTGAATGGAATTAATAAATATTAATGGAATGATTTTTAAATAATGCCCATTTATCCTGTTATAAATTTAAAAACTAAAGAGACAACAACACTTGAAATGAGTGTGTCTGATTATACACAATGGAGAAAACATAATCCCGATTGGGATAAAGATTGGTCACAAGGATGTGCTTCGGTAGGGGAAGTTGGAGAGTGGAAAAACAAATTGATCTCCAAAAACCCAGGATGGAATGAAGTTTTAGACAGAGCATCAAAAGCACCCGGATCAAAAGTAACTAAAATCTAAATGGCAAGAAAAAGAAATCAACCAGCATCACCAATTCCTTTTGGGATGGGCAACAAACAAATGAAAAGGAAGAAACCAATTAATCTCGATATCATGAAGGACATTGAGCCTCTCACTGATAATCAAGAAAAATTTTATAAAGCATATGAATTAGATCAGCACATTGTTGGTTATGGGTGTGCAGGCACGGGCAAAACATTTATTGCTCTCTATAATGCATTAAGAAATGTATTGGATGAAAAATCTCCATATGAAAAAATTTATATCGTAAGATCTCTCGTAGCTACAAGAGAAATTGGTTTCCTTCCTGGCGATCATGAAGACAAGTCTTCTCTTTACCAAATTCCATATAAGAATATGGTGAAGTATATGTTTGAATTGTCTTCGGAATCTGATTTTGAAATGCTTTATGGTAATTTAAAAGCACAAGGCACAATTTCTTTCTGGAGTACTTCTTTTATTCGTGGCACGACTCTTGATAGATCAATTATCATCGTGGATGAATTTCAAAACTTGAATTTTCATGAATTAGATAGTATAATTACTCGTGTAGGTGAAGATTCTAAAATTATGTTTTGTGGTGATGCAACTCAAACCGATCTTATTAAAACAAATGAAAGAAATGGTATTATTGATTTCATGAAAATTCTGAGAGCAATGCCTTCCTTTGAAACGATTGAGTTTGGTGTTGATGATATTGTAAGATCTGGTCTTGTTAAGGAATACATTACCACAAAAATGGAATTGGGTTTATGAAGTTTATTCATTATAATTTTTTAGGTGATCTTGAATTAGAAAAAAAAGAAATTGATGACAAGAGATATTATCTCTTGCCGTCTCGTAAATGGTGTGTTTCAATTACATCGGTTACCTCATTTTTTAATCGACAAATCTTTGTGGATTGGAGAAAACGTAAAGGACTTGAAGAAGCAAATCGCATTACTAAAAGAACAACCGCAAGAGGAACTGACTTTCACCAAGTTTGTCAGGACTATCTTGAAAACAAAGAGTTAAATTGGGATGATTATAAACCCTTGACAAAGTTTATGTTTTTTCATGCAAAACCATATCTTGATAAGATAAATAATATTCATGCAATTGAAAGAACACTTTATTCCGAATATTTTGGTATTGCAGGACGAGTTGATTGTATTGCCGAATATGAAGGAGAATTGGCAGTTATTGACTTCAAAACTTCGGATAAAATTAAACCAGAAGAGTGGATTGAAAATTACTTTGTGCAAGAGACGGGTTATGCTTGCATGTATTACGAGTTGACAAAAATACCTATAAAAAAACTGATTACAATCATGGTAACTCCATCTGGAGAAGTAGAAGTATTTGACAAAAGAAATAAAAACGATTATATTAAGTTATTAGTACGTTACATTAAAGAATTCGTAAAATTCAACACCCATGAAAGATCAGATAGCCCAAGCGTTTGAAGAAAAGTTTTTATGCTCAGATAAATTTTCTCAAAAAGTTGAGACCTTGGTTAAACAATATAATATTACTTATATTGATGCCATTATTCAGTTTTGTGAAGATAATTCTTTAGAGATTGAATCTGTTCCAAAACTGATGACAAAACCTTTAAAGGAAAAATTGAAGTGTGAAGCAATTCAACTTAATTTTTTGAAAAAAACAAGTAGAGCAATGCTGAAGTTTTAATGACGCCTTTTGATGCTTACAAAACATATTTGGCATTAAAAAATCATTTTACAAAAGAGTCTTACGATTATCACAAATATTGTAAAAAGACAAGAGCTTCTTTAGATTCTTTTTACAAACGTAAAGATCGTTATTTTTTTGAAAAAACTTCAAGACAACGAAGTGACAAAGAAGTTGAAAGTTTTTTTGTTGCTAACTTTGCATCAGCTGATGATCCACAGTCACTTTGGATTGGAGAAATCATTCGTATCGGTGAAACAAAATACAGTGAATGGAAAAAGAAAATACAATCGTTATCCTACGTTTTTAAAGAAGATTCTGAAAAAATATTTTCTTCCTATCAATTAGAAGAACTTTTTGATTGCTCTAAAGGACATCCTCCACTCTTAAAAAGTTTTCTGAGTAGTAAGATCAGTTTAGAGACGATGGTTATCTATGATCAAATATTTCATTATGTAAAAGATTTTGATAAAAAATTGAAAGATCCGATTTGGGAGTCTGTGAGTATTAGAATTCGAAAATATAACCCATTTCTAAATATTAATGTGTTTGAATACAAGAAAATGCTCAGACAAATTATCTCGGAAAACAAATGAGCGATTTTTTCAATTCGGAAATAGTAAAAAAAGATATTAAAAATATCTCAAGTCTTCAAAAAAAAATTTATAAAAACATTTTTGTCTTTCCTTCGATGAATAAGGAAGATAAAATCAAACACATACACATGGTAAATGAATTAATTGAAAAACAAAAACTTTTGTATACTAGACTCAGTTTATCTGAAGATCCAGATGCTCAGGATGTGAAACAGCAGATGGTTAATTATGCAGTGCAAAGTGGAATGAATCCACAATGCAATTTAATTGATTTGTTTAATTCGATGAGCAGCATTTTAACATGCACAAAAAATAGAATTGACAACAACTAAATTATCACTTAGAATATAAAAGTAATCCGACCAAATACAATTAATACGGAGAATACGAATGTCTTTTTCAGATCTTAAAAAACAGTCTAAACTTGGCTCATTGACTGCTAAGTTGGTAAAAGAAGTAGAAAAATTAAATACAGGAGAATCTGGTGCAGATGACCGATTCTGGAAACCAGAAGTAGATAAAGTTGGAAATGGATTTGCAACTATCCGTTTTCTTCCTGCTCCAGATGGAGAAGATCTTCCTTGGTCAAAGGTTTGGAGTCATGCTTTTCAAGGACCTGGGGGATGGTATATTGAAAATTCTCTGACCACTCTTGGGCAAAAAGATCCCGTATCTGAATATAATCGAGGTTTGTGGAAT